AGGCCTCGCCCTTCGCGCTGCCCTCGCCGGTCCAGCCGTGCCAGCCGCGCCGCTCGACGATGGCGCGGAAGTCGCGGCGGAAGTCCTCGAGCGTCGCGCCCTCGGCGATGCCGCGGCCGACCGCCGCTGCCAGATCGCCCAGCAGGTCCGCGCCGACCGCCCCGGCCACCATGAACGCCCGGTCATGCTCGGCGCCGCGCAGGTCGTCCCAGCGGCTGGTGTCCCGAAAGGTGCCGAGCCGCAGCCGGAACGCCGCGACCTGCTCGGCGAAGGGCTGGCGGAGCGTCGCGGAGAGGTCAGGCATCGCCGCCGCCGCCGCCGGCCTCCTCCTCGGCCGCGACCCGGCCGGCGAGCTGCGCGGCCAGGCCCGCCTCCTCGATCACCCCGGCAAGGCCGCGCAGGTCGAGCCCCGGCAGCCCCGCCAGCAGCATCTCGCGGAACTCCTCGAGGCTGCCGGCCGCGGCCAGCATCGCCTCGACCGATGCCATCACGGCCGCCATCTGAGGACGCGCCTCGGCCTCCAGCCGGTCGGCCAGAATTGCGTCCGGCGCCAGACGTGCTGGGGTGGCCGCTGGGCGGCCTTCTGCCTCGAGGGCGGTTACCATGCCCGGCGCCCCCGCACCCCCTTTAATAACGGCGGAATTGGCGTTTAACGACGGCGCTGCCGGCCGCGACGGGGGCGGCCGGTCAAATCCCGGCCCGCCGAAGGGCATGTCACGGCCCGAAGCGGGGCCAGAGACGGCCGTGGCGGGGCGCAGGATCGCCGCGCCCGGCCCCGGCTCGGACAGTCCGAACCGGTCGCGGATCGCGCTCTGCTCGACCTCGAGCCCGCGGTCCACCATCGCCGCCAGCGCGGTGGCCATCAGCCCGAGGTCCTCGGCCTCGGCCCGGGCGATCACGATGCGCGGATAGCCGGCGCGCGGCCCGAACTCCAGATCGACCCAGGGGCGCACCAGGTCGCGGTTCAGGATCGCCGACAGCATCCGGGCGTCGGCCTGCTCGATGTCCTGCTGCACCTGGCGGTGCTCGCGGCTGACCGCGTGGCCGCCGGCGATGGCGTCGGTCGAGGTGGTCTGGCCCAGCACCGCCTTGGAGACCTGCCGGTCGAGCCAGTCGGCCCGGCGCTCGTAGAGATCCGAGGTCGCGCTGACCGAGCCGGTCGAGACGAACTCGATGTTCATCCCCTCGGGAATGATCGCGGCGCAGTCGCCGGCGATATTGGCAACCGCGCGGTAGAGCGTCTCGCGGTCCTCTTCGCTGGCGCCGCTGGAATAGGTGCCCAGCCGCAGGGGCTGGCCGTAGGTCTGGGTGAAGATCGCCCAGTCCCGCTGCGTGTAGCTCTTGAACATCCACGCCCAGGAGGCGACGCGCGCCAGCCCCGAGCGCAGCGCGAGGCCCGACTTGGCGCGGGCGACGGCATGAATGAACTTGAATGGCGGCAGCGGCGTCTCAGCGCCGTCGTCGCCGATCAGCAGAGGGGTCGCGAGGTCGCGCTCGAAGCGGAACCAGCGCGGGTCGCGCCATTCGAGGCGGGCCGGGCGCCACTGGCCCGAGGACACTTCCCAGACGATTTCGGTGAAGGAATAGCCCTTGCCGATCGCATCGAGGATGTCGAACATCTCGTCGGCCAGCTCGTCGCGGCGCAGCCAGTCGCGGACCATGTCGGCGATCGCCACGTCCTCGGCCGCGTCCGAGGCGGCCTCGACCGTCACCTCGATCTGCGCGACCGACCGCTTGCGCGTCGCGAGCACGCCCAGATAATGCAGGTCGCGCTCCTCGATCGTCTCGGCCAGTTCCAGATAGGGCAGCGGGTCGCCGGCATCGGCATCGCGCAGCAGCCGCGCCAGGCGCAGGGGCGTCAGCCCGTCGGCGGGATAGCCCGCGATCGGGCTGCGCACCCCGGTGAGCGTCGGCGCCGCGACATCGCGCGCGAGGACCGATCGCTGCACCGGGCGGCCCCAGCGGTCGAGCAGCTGCGGGGGTTTCATCGGGTGGTCCCTCCCATCAGATCGCGCCGCGCAGCCGCGGCAGCCAGGCCGTGCCGCGCTCGCGCGCGTCGGCCGCATCGGCGGTGTCGCCGGCGAAGGCCGCGGCCGCCGCGACCGGCCGGTAGGCATAATCCACCGGGCCGGTCCGCGCGGCCGAGCAGGCCAGCGCCGCCGCCCAGAACCGGTCGGCGTGCCCGTCGGTGTCGCCGTCGGCGATCAGGCGGCGCTGGCCGGTGACGCCGACCTGGCTGCGGATCGCGTGCAGGTCGGCGCGCAGCACCGCATCGCCCGCCGGGATCCGGAGGCGGCGGTCCTGCATCCGCTCCTTCAGTGCGGTCGCCATGTCGAGTTTCGCGGCGAGGCTGAAGAGCACCCCCTCGACCCGCACCGACCCGTAGCGCCGCTGCGCGTCCTCGACCGGCTTCTCGCCCATGCCGGTCTGGTCGATCGCGCAGCGCACCACCCGATAGCGCGCGAACACCCCCGCCAGCAGCGCGTCCTGCTCGGCAAAGCTGATACGGCGACGGGCGATCACCTCGCGGGTCCAAAGCACGTCGCCGACCAGCTCGGCCACCCAGATCACGAACAGGTCGTTCCGCGCCGCGATGTCGACGCCGACGAAGCACGAGCCCCCGGCATAGCCTTCGGGCCGGCCGGCGCCCGCGTGCTCGGCCGCCGAGATCAGGTCGTAGTCGAGCCAGGCCGAAGCCTCGTCGAGCCAGCGCAGCTCGTATTCCTGCGCCCAGGCGTCCTCGTCGGCCATGCCCCGGCGCAGCATGTCGATGTCGCGCGCCAGCCCCTGGCGCACCGCCTCGTGGATGTCGACCACGTGGCGCGACCAGACGCTGTCCTCGGCCGTCATCAGCTCGTAGAACTTGTTGCCCTTGCCGTTCGGGGTCGAGATCACCCGCAACTTCTGCCCGCCCTTCGAGATCACCGGGAACAGGGCCGCCCAGATCTCGCGGCTTTTCGCGTGAAAGGCGAACTCGTCGAGGATCACATTGGCCGAGAATCCGCGCGCCGTGTCGGGGTTGGCGGGCAGCGCGGTGATGCGGCTGCCGTTCGGGAATGCGACCTCGAGCGCCTTGTAGACCGCATCGGGTCCCTTCTCCTGCGGCGCGCGGAACTCGCCCTCCTCGAAGCGCGGCTCGCCCCCCTTCAAGAGGGTGTTGTAGACCTCGTAAAACGCCCGCGTGAACGGCTTGATCACCTCGGTCATCGCCTCGGCCGCCTGGCGCTCGCCGCGCGACAGGATCACCCAGCGCGCCCGCCGGTCCTCGGACCACGCCCGGAAACAGTCGTCGACGCATTCGCCGCCGGTCGAGAAGGTCTTGCCGGTCTGGCGGGCGAACATGCCGATCTTGAACCGGCTCGCATCGGCGATCCAGGCGCGCTGGTAGGGCAGGAACGTGACGACAGGTTTCATCGGCGGGGGGGTCATCGGCGGGTGCCCCTGAGCAGCGTCCAGCCCTCCGCCTCGAGCTCGGGCCAGAGGTGCAGTGCGATCGTGACGCAGACCTGGACCTTCACCGTGCCGTCGCTGCTCGAATGATACCGCGACACCGCCGAGACGACGGCCGCGCAGAGGCTGCGGCAAAACGGCCCGCGGCGGCCGTCCGGGTCGAGCCAGAAATACCGATACTCCGGGCGCGCAGGGCGCCGCGCGGCCCCCATCATCCGAACCCGAGAATGCGGCGTGCCTTCTCGGCCGCGAGCGCGTCGATGTCGCCGGCCGCCACCGCGGCCTCCAGCTTGTCGGCCTGTCCGCGCCGCTCCTTGTCGCGCATCGCCTGCACCAGCCCCGAGGACGTCATCACGTCCTTCATCATCCGGGCAAGAAAATGCAGGTTCTGCGGGCTGATCTCGGCCCCCTCGCGGCCGACCTCGGCCTGCATCACCTTGAACGCGAGCGTTGTCAGCATCTGGAACAGGACCGAGTGCCGCTGCGCCTGGTCGTCCATGCCCATGTCGCCCAGCCACTCGCGGGCCCAGTCGCTCGATTGCTCCTGCAGTCGCACGAACTCGCGGTACTCGCTGCCGAATTCGTGCAGCGCCGACTTGCGGATGCGCAGCTCCGTTCCGGCCTCGGCCAGGCGGTCGTTCAGCGCGTCCGCGATCTCCTCATAGCCGGCGAAGCCGCGCGCACGCAGCTCCGACTGCAGCCAGAGCCGCAGTTCGGCGGGCAGAAGGTCGACCTTGCGCGCGGCGGGCACGTCTCAGTGCCCCGGCCGCGGGCGCGAGACTTCGGGATGGCGCGCGATCCCGGCGGCCAGCTCGATCCCCCGCACCGTCGCCGTCACGACCACGAAGCCCTCGTGGTCGTCTTGATCGACGAAACCCTGCTCGCGTAGCCAGTGCAGGTCGGTAACGATCTGGTCGGTGGTGATCCAGTGCCCGACTCCGCGCAGCATCGCCAGAAGCACGTCGCCGTTCGAGGTATAGCCGGCAGCCTCGGCCAGGAAGCCCAGGATGTCGCGCCGCCGGTCGCGGCGCTGCAAGTCCGCGTAATCGCTCACCGCTTCGCCCCCAGAAGATGTTCCTCGTGCCGGCTGACGATGTTCTCGAGCCGCTGCATCACCTTCATGTTGCCCTCCATCGCGGCGCTCATCACCCGGACATCCCCGCGCATCTCGGCCATGCCGAGGTGCAGGACATGCATGTCGTCCTTGGTCGGCAGCTGCGCCTGCGCCTGCTCGATCGCGGCCACGCGCAGCTCCAGTGCCTCGGTCTGCTTGAACAGCACCCCTATATGTTCGCCATTGCGCTTCGCGGGCGACGTCATCAGGCTCCAGACGGTCGACCCGAAGGCAATGATCGAGGTCAGCGCCGCCATCCACACCAGCGCCGGGGCGATGTCGAGAACCTCGGTCATGATTTTTCCACCCAGCGCGCGGCAAGGTCCTTGATCGTGTGCCCGCCCATGTAGAGCGCGAAATAAAGGCCCGAAAGCTGCATCAACTGCTCGAAAGGCACAGGCGGCAGCGCGGTCCGCCAGATCGCGTTGGCGACATGCAGGAGGACGACGTTCCACAGCCACAGCAGGCCGATCAGATACATGCCTCCCGGCCGCCAGGCCCGCATCCAGAGCGGTCCGTCCGCCTCGTCGCGCGCGAGCGACGCGGCATTCGCGACTTCGGCGGCATAGATCGTGATCAGTTCGGGCGCCGTCCGCTCGACCTCGCGCACCGCGTCGATCACCCGTGCCGGCTCAGTTTCGACCAGCCCCTCGATGGCCTCGGGCGCGACATGGAGGCGCCGGGCAATGGCACGCATGACGTCCCCGGCAAGCGCGGCGTCGCCGCCGCCGATGCGCCCCGTCAGGATCCGCTCGACCAGCGGCGCGCCGATCTGGGCGGCCAGGGCAATAAGCGCGGGCGCCATCAGCGCAGCTCCAGCGCGGCGGGGATCGGCGCGAACCAGGGCTCGCCTGCGGCCGCGATACATCCGGTGCCGGTGGTGCCAAGGACAACGATGGTCCAGCTGCCGCCCGAGACGGCTGCCATCAGGACCATGCGGCTCCCGTCGGATCTCTGGCCGACCCAGAGCATCTCCTCGCGGTACTGCTCCGACAGTACCTCGAGCAGGTCCTGCCCGTTGGCGCAGGCGGGCGTTGCCTGCGGCCCCGCCTGGACTGCCGCCTGGGCAAGCGCACCGACGGGCGCCGACAGGGCAAGCACCGCAGCCAGCGCCGCGGCGGTGAAGGTTGAGCGCATCAGAAGCTCCTCAGGAAGGCCGCGAGGCGCGGCAAGCTACGGTCGAACAGGGGGGCAAGCGCGTCGCGATAGGCCCATCCGAGCCAGATCGCGCGGCCGATCGCCAGCGCGGCGGCGATCTCGGCCGCCCAGGGGAGGCCGGTCATTGCCTCGATGCTTCCCAGGCCGCCCGCGCCCGCAGGCACCGCCTCGGCGGCCGCAGCCGCCCCGAGCACAGCCGGCGCGGCGGCCTTGCGGCGCGCAGCGAGCACGCGCTCGAGCATCGCGGCGGTTGCCCGGCCGATCACCCCGTCCTCGGTCAGGGCGTGGTCCCGCTGGAAGGCGCGAACCGCCGAGGCGACGATCACCGTCGCGTCGGGGCCGACCGCGTAGCCCATTCGGGCAAGCGCCGCACGGATCGCGGGGATCTCTGCCGCGGTGACGGGCGCCACGATGCGCGCCGGCGCGACCGTATCGGGCATGGCGACCCGCACCGGAGCGCCGACGCCGTAGTCGCCGCGCTGGAGCAGCGCGAATTCCTCCTCGCGCCGCCGCACCAGGCCAGACACCACGCGGCCCGCCGCCCGGCGCCAATTGCCGATGGAGGTGCGCACCGCGGGCCAATCGCGGACCTTCCAGGCCCGCACCCAGCTCGCCCGGCCAATCGCCCCGGTGTTGAAATGGAAGCTCACGCCGGCATCAAAGGCGTGTTGAAGGGGCGGCGCGCCCTCGACCGTCATCGCGCGCAGCACCGCCGGCTCGTAATTCTCGCGCAAGGCCAGCGCCAGAAGCCGCCTCGCCTCTGCCGCGTCGATCCGCATGCCGGCACGGGGCTCGACGACGCCCGAGGCCGCGGTCAGCCCCGCGCCGATCGTCCAGACGCCGGCCGGGCAACGATAGGCCCGAAGGACGACGCCCTCATGACGCTCGAGGAACGCCAGCCCCTGATCGCTTACCCGCACTGCGACGGCTCCCGGATACCACCCTGCCCAGGGCCGCGCCGCGCGCCGCCCGACCCGACCATCGCCCGGAGGGCGACCGGGCGACTAGGCACAACGGGTTGCGGGTTGGGGTGCGGGGGGCGCGGGCTGGGGTCAGAGGAGCCGCGGTTGCGCGGGGCCGTCGGGGACCGGCTGGCCCGACCGCGGGTCGCGGCGCAGCATGGCGCGCACCGCGACGTCCGAGACATGCAGTCTGCGCGCGATCTCGGTCACCGACAAGCCCCGTCCGCGCAGGACATGGGCAAGCCAGGGCTTGGCCGTGGGCACCCGGCGCGGCAGGCGGTCGGCCGCCTGTGCCAGGGTCATCGCGACCTCGGCGCCGACGACGGCGGCCACCCCGTCATGGGGGCGGCCGCGCGGCAGGTAAAGCTCGCCCCCGCCATAGGCCAGCAGGAACTCGACCACCGCCTCGGGGCCGAGGATGCGCACCCAGGGCTCGAGATGCGCAGGCGCCGGGGGCAGTGGCGGGCTCATCAGACGTCCCGCCCGCTCGCCCGGAGCGCGGCGATCGCAATTCGCTGCGCGTCGCGCAGTTTGCTCCACCAGCCGCCGCCCTCGCCGGCCCGGATCGGGAGCGCCGCCGCCTCGTCCGAGCAGGGCGGCGCGATCGCCGCGATCTCGCGCAGCGCCTGCGCCAGCGCGGTCGCCTCGGGCGCGGAGTCCCGCTCAGCCACGGCTGCACCGCGCGCAGGTGTCAGGATGGCTCAGCGAAGGCGTGAAAGGCCGATGGCAAAGCGCGCAGGGCTGCGGGCCGCCGGCGGTCAGGTGCCGCTGAAGTTGCAGGCGGTGGTTGGCCCATTGCGCCCGCAGCTCGAAAAACCCGAGGCCAAGGTCATGCGCGACCTTGCTCAGCTTCTCGCCGGCAGCGAACCGGGCAAAGGCCGCGGCCTTCACCTCGTCAGAGGGCGGCGCCGGTCGTGGCTTTTTCAGGACCGTTGTCGGCACGCGGACGACCGCCGGCAGCTTCGGCGCCGGCAGCTTCGGCACGGCCACGGCGCGCGCCGCCGCCGCCTCGGCCTCCGTCTCGGCCTTGTCGAGCATGGCATCGAGCGCGGCTTCCTCCGGGCCGTTGTCCGTCTCGCGATCTTCGGCCAGCGGCGGATCGCCCGCCTCGAGGAAGGCGCGAAACCGGCCCGCGATGTCGCGGTCCGGGAAGATGCCGATCAGGATCGGCTCGCCGAACACGATCTCGACCATGCCATCGTCGCGGTCTCTCAGATGAAACCCCATGATCGGCCTCACAGGTCCAGCGCCGCGGAGCGCGTGAGGCGCTTCTCGATCGCCTCCATCAGCGCGACGCGGCGGTCGGCCTCGGAGGCGGTGATGCGCCGCTCCTCGACCCAGCGCGGGAATACCTTCCGGCGGAGCGCGACCTCGCGCCGGGCCTCCTCGATCAGATCCTTCACCGTGAACTCAGGCATGGCAGGCTTCCCCCCTGTCGTGATCGAACCGGTCGGCCTCGAGGCCCCAGACGTCGCGCCCGGGCCAGCGTTCGCGGGCGAACAGCTCGCAGGCCATCGCCCGCGGCAGCAGACGCTCGATCAGCGCGCGCGCCTCGGGCGGTTTGCGGGAGTGCTCGCGCCGTTCGGCATCGAGAAGCAGGTTGCGCACGGCGCGGTCGGCGATTTCGGGCGCGCCCATCGTGCCGATCAGGAACGGCTCTGTCGCCGATCGCAGGATGTAGCCGGTGCCGAAGGCCGGCCCCCAGTGCCGGCGCGTGCGCTTCACCCAGGCGCCGCCGGTCTTGTAGGTAAAGCCCCAGGCGGCCATCACCGCCATCGCTTGCGGCAGATGCGGCCAGGTCGACCACAGGAACAGCAGGCAGTCGCGCGACGCCAGCATGCCGACCGGCAGCGCCGCGATATCCGCGGTGGTCATCGTGGCGTAATGCGCCTCGGGCGCGCGGGCGTGGCCGCGCGGCGAGCGCATCTGGTAGGCCCAGGGCGGATCGGCCAGGATCGCGCCGTATTTCAGGGGCATCAGGCCCGGGAACGGCCAGTCGTCGGGGCCCAGCGGGGCGCGCAGCGCGGCCGTCATTGCCGGTCCTCGATGCCGGCGCGCGCGCACATCGCCCGGAGCGCCTGCACCACGTCGTCGATCTGGCGCGCATCGCGCAGCGCGTCGATGTCGACCGGAACCGACTGCCACGAGGCGCCGAAGCGCGACCGCACGAAGGCGTTCAGCCCGGCCCGGCCACCGCGCGTCACGGCGCCCGCCTGCGACAGCAGGCGCCACAGGACATGCACATACCGCAGGTCGGCCCGCGGCGCGGCCGCCCGGCGCTTCGGCGCCCGCGGCGTCCAGCCGCGCGCCTTGAGCGCCTCGAGCACGCGCGCGCGTTCGGGCTCGGTCATCTCGGCAAGGCTCGCCTTGCCGGTCACCGACAGTTGCAGGGCGCGGCGGTCATCGGCCTCGAGGCCGATCTCGCGGGCTGCCGCATGGATCGCGCGCAATGTGTTCATCGCACCGACTCCTGCGCGCGGGGGAACTGCGGATGAACCGTCAGGAACCCGTCATCCTCGAAGGGCGCACCGTCGGCCGCGCGGGCAAGATGCACCTCGACGCCGATCAGCGTCTCGAGCGCCTGTTCGGACGCGCGGACCAGTTCGGCCAGGTCGATCTCGAACACCCGCCCGCCGGCCCGCACCTCGAGGCGGCGGCGGCCCGAGGGGGCCAGGCGCTCGGCGTCCCAGATCGCGTCGGGATCGACCTCGACCACCGGCGTGTGGACGATCACGGCGGGGCGGCGGGGGGTGGCTCCGCCGGCATGCTCACGCATCGGACCGACCTCCACCACGACGGGTTTCCTCGCTGAAGGACCGGCACAATGTGCCGTATTGCCTGACGTGTTGGCTGAGCTCGGTGCTTTTCATGATACGTCCGGCCGCCGTCGATCCCGCCAGCGCGGCCGAGGCCATGTGGATTGCAACGCCGACCCAGGGCTCCGCAGCGACGCGGTCCAGCAGGCTGCCTGCGAGCGCCTCGACCCGCGCTTCTTCCTCACGCAGGAGGTCTTGCCACTCCTTGTCGATCAGCCCGCTCATGCCGCGGCCAGGTCGATCGTGACCGCCTCCCAGCGCGCGTCGGCCCGGGCCCGGCGCTCGATCCGGACGTAGAGCTTCGAGCCCACCACCCGCATCGCCTCGCGCAGGGCGCGCATCGCCTCGACCCAGCGCGGCTCGGCGATGTCGAGCCGCAGCAGCATGAAGATCTCGGAGCGGTTGATCTGCCCCTCGCGGTCGGTGTTGAAGGCGCGGGTGACGATCGCGCGGATCTCGGGACGGCTGTCGGCCGACCATTCGGTCAGGCATTCGTCGACCAGCGCCTTCGCCGCCTGCAACCCCGGTCCGAAGTCCAGCAGGTCCGCGACCCGCACCGACACGCGCATCAGCCCGTCGTAGCTGGTGTAGCTGCGGTTGCCCTTCGCGCCGCCCTTGCCGAGCTTGTATTCCTGCGCCAGCAGCGCATCGAACTCGCCGAGGTTGGTGAACAGATGCGCCTTGAATCGGCCGATCTGCTCGGACAGCGCGATGGCAAAGCCCATCTCGCGGCGCACCAGCTCGTCCTCCAGCTTGTCGGCCGGCTTGACCAGCTCGAGCGGCACCAGCGCGCCGCGGGCGTCGCGCATGTAATCCTTCCCGTCGATCGCGATCGTCGCCGGGGCGACGGCCGCGGGCTTGAACTCACTCATGTCGGTCTCCTTTGAGGGTGGTCAGGAACAGGTCGAAAGCGCCGGGTTCGGGCTCCAGGCCGGGCGGCAGCGCGGGCAGGCCGGCGCGCGCGAGCAGCACCGCCATGGCCTCGATCTCCTCGACCGAGCAGCAGGTGACCCCGCGCAGCCCGGCCGCGTCGATCCGGCCAAGGGCGCCGGCGGCGGCGCGCAGCAGTTCCTCCTCGGTGCGGCGCGGCGGCATCATGGCTCGCCCCCCCGGTTGCGCGGGCAGGCGCTGCAGGCGCGGAACATCGCGACCCGCTGGGCATTCACGTTGACCAGCCGGCGCGATTTCACCCGCCAGTCGCGGCAGACATTCGTGGGGATCGTCCCGAGCGCAGGGCATTCGAGAACGGCGGCGCGGAACGCCCCGTTGAACACCTCTTCAACGGCCTGCAGATCGCCCGGATATTTCGCGCGGAGCACCTGGCTGACCAGCGCGGCCGAGCGGCCCATGCGCTCGGCGACGCGGTTCTGGCTGGTGGCCGCGCTTTCGGCTGCAAGCGCCGCGACCCATTCGGGCATCGGGCGCCCGGCGGCCTTCCAGCACGCCCGGGCCACCGCCACGGGATCGGCCCGCCCGTTCTCGAGGCTCATGCCGCACCCCCGATTCCGCCGACATGCACGATCTGGCCGGTGTTGCCGTCGATCACCGCGCGCACCCGGCGCAGCACCGGCGGCAGCGGGCCGGTGTTGCGCACCAGCCGGTAGATGGCCGGGCGCAGCGGCGGCGCGGCCTTGCGCACCACCCGCAGGTAGCCGGCCCGCGTCAGCGTCTGGCAGTAGGCGGCCGCATCCTCGGGCGAGACCGCGACGGTCGGCGTCGCCGCATGGGCCGCAAGATCGACCGGCGAGAACCCCTGCAGCATCCGCATCGCGCGCCACAGGTTGCCGTGCACCGACCCGGGCGCAGCCGGCTGGCGCGGCGCCCCGGCGACCAGCCGGAACAGCCGCCGGTGCCGGTCGCCCGACCCGGCAGCCTCGGCCTCGCCGGTGGCCAGCAGGCCGCGCACGAACCGCGTCGCGCGCTCGGTGCTGATATGCGCCGCGGCCGCGAGCGAGGCATAGCTGAACGTGCCCAGCCGCGAGGCGGTGGCGCGCAGCGCGTCCGGATCGAGCGGCGGGCGACCGGTGCGGGCCGCAGGCAAGTCGGGGGCGGGCGTCATGCCGCGGCCCGCCGCGGCGCCGGCGCCTGCCCGGTCGGAAAGGCCCGCGTGCCCCAGGCCGCGCGGCCGACCCGGCCGAGGTCCTCGGTCAGCGCCATCTCGCGGATCCGGTCGAGGCAGGCGCAGATGCGGCGGATCGACCCGCCGGTCACCCGATGCACCTCGGCCTGCAGATCGGCGTCGATCTCAATGCCCGGCGCGTAGATCCGCGCCAGATGCCCGACGTCGGCCGGGTCGGCCGGTACCGCGGCCACCCAGTCGAGCATCCGGCCGTGCACCGATTCCCAGCGTTGCAGCTCCTGCGGCAACTGCTCCTCGCCGATCAGCACGATCGCGGCGCCGGAGCTTTCGTAGATATCGCGCACCACCTCGACCATCCGACGCGAGACGGTGTATTGCGCGTCGTCGATCAACAGCGGCCGTCCCGACCGCGCCAGGTGCTCAGCGACCTGGTCGACCATGTCGGGCACCGTCCGCGCCGGCCGCACGCCCAGGTCGATCAGGATCGCCTGGCACAGCTTGCGCGCCGTCCAGCAGGACTTCACCTGAACGCAATAGGCCTGGAACTTGTTGGCGGCGTAGGTTGCGGCCGTCGTCTTGCCGTAGCCCGAGAAGCCGTAGAAGCACGCCAGCCCCGGCAGACCATGCGAGCGGTTCTGCACCCGCTCGATCAGCGCGACCAGGTTGGACACGTTTCGCAGCGGTGCCACGCTGTTGTAGAGATTGGTGTTTTCTGCCATTTCTGCCCCCGTTTCTGCCCGTCGATGCCCGGCTGCCTCAGCCGAACATCGCGTCCCCGTAATCGTCCCAGACCGTCCGCTCCGCCCGGTATTCGGCCGTAGCGGCGTAGCGCAGGGCCCAGCGCTGCTGCGCCTCGGTCACCGGCTCGCCCGCCGCGATCGCCCGCTCGATATCGAGCGCGCGGCGGAACCGCGTGCGCGGATCGGCCGGACCCTCGGCCGGCAGACGGGCGGTCAGGTCGGCGACCGTCGCGACATGCGCGCGGTCCTCCTGCGCCGTCGGCGCGGCCTGCACGCGGCGGCGGGCGCCGCCTGGCGGGGCGTTGAACACCGGCCGGATCACCCGCGCGTCGGGCAGAAGCGGCGCGGCCGGCGGCGCGGCCAGATCCAGCGCCGCGCCAAGTTCGGCCGCCGTCAGGCGCTTGTGCGCCGCGGCTGCGGCCTTTTCGGCGTTCAGCCAGTCGCGCCGCGCCTTCGCGTGGACGCGCGCCTCTTCCATGGTCAGGAAGCCGACCGCGACCTTGATCGGCGCATGGCCGAGATAGGCGTTCTCCATCGAGTAAAGGTGCAGCCCCGCTGCGAAGTCCGCCGGATCGAACCGCGCCACCAGCGACTCGCCCGCGATCTCGCCCATCCAGGGCGCCCAGAACTCGTTCCCCATGAACTTGACCATCCCGGTCTGGCTGTTGGCGCGCAGCTTCTCGGCGCCCAGAAGCCACAGCCGGCGCTGCGCCTCGGTCGCCTTGCGGATCGGCGCGCCGGCATAGGCCGTGTCGAACGCCTCGGCGAAGGACTGCCCGAAGGCGACCTCGGACCGGCGGCCGGGGCGCGAATTGTGCTCCTCGATCCCCTCGGCCACCACCGCGAGGAACTGCTCGAGCGGCACCGCGCGGCTGCCGTAGTCCTCGGGCTTGGCTTCCGGCTTGTTCCCCGTCCAGGCGCCGTCGAAGCGCGGATCCTTGGAGATCGCGTCGCACATGTCGCGGAACGCGCGCTCGATCGGCTTGGACTGCCCGCTGTAGGGCGTCGCCCAGTGGATCTCGCACCCGAGCGCGATGAAGAGGCCCGGCACGTCGTCCTGCCGCACCTTGAAGCGATAGCGCGTGGGGGTGCCGCCGGTCAGCGCCTTGGCGGCGAACTCGCGGCCGTTGTCCAGCAGGATGTGCTGCGGGATGCCGAACTGCTCGATCATGTCGCCGGCGGCCAGCTGCACCGCCAAGGCGTTCGGCTGCTGGTCGACCCGCCACGACAGGATCCGACCCGAGAACACGTCCTGGAACGCCACCATATGCGGCCGGCCGATCCAGCCGGGGCCGGCATCGCCCCGCTCCTGCGGCCACTGCACGAACACGTCGAACTTGTGAAAGTCTGCGTTGACCACCTCGAGCGGCACCAGCGCGGTCTTGTCCCGCGTCTGCGGCGGATAAAGCCGGCGCAGCGCCTCCTCGCCCTGGCGCAGCAGCATCTCGGTCGGGCGCGAGACGGTGCGCTCCAGCCACCGGCGCACGGCCCATTCGGGCGCCACCGGGATCTGCCGCTCGGCCGCGATCCGCGATGCCCGCCGCCAGACCGAGGCCAGGCTCGGCCGCGCCAGCCGCAGCCAGTCCGACCGCACCAGGTCCCCGAAATCGGGATCGACATGCGCCTGCGCGCGGCGCACGGCGCCCGCCCGGTGCCGCGGCGCCAGATGCGCCAGCCGGTCGTCGGGCCGCACGCCCTCGACCAACCCGAACCAGCTCCACACCGCGCGGGCCGAGGCGCCGACCGACCCGGCCACCAGGCCGACGGCGGCCGCCTTGGCCTCGCCCTGCGCCACCAGCGCCTCGACCCGGCGGATCGCGTCCAGCCGCGCGCGCGCCTTCGCCTGCACGGCGGCCGGCAGGCCTTCGAACCACGCCCATGCCTCGTCGCGGTCGGCGCGTGCAGCGCCCCGCGCGGCCTCGGCCAGGGGGGGCAGGATGTGCCGGCGCGCCAGCACCGGCAGCAGCGACCAATGGTATTCCCAGCCGCCGCCGCGGCCCGCGCGGCGCCGCGCCTGGCCGCTGGCGCGCCAGCCCTGGCGCAGGATCATCTTCTCGATCGCCTGCCGGGTCGGCGGCAGGTCGGGCAGGCCCGCGTCGGCGATCTCGGCCACGCTCCACCATTCCCGCTCGGGCACGCGCTCGGTCATTCTGCCGCCTCCAGCCCGGAGCGCGGCACGTTCAGCAACGCGATCACCTCGTGCCCGGCCTCGCCCAGGAACTGCCGGCGGGCCGAGCGCGGCGCGCGCGTCCAGGCGTCCAGCAGCCGCAGGAACGCCCGCTCGGCCGGGTCGCGCGGCGGCGGCGCGCCGGCGGCGGCCAGCGCCCGGCGGCGGCGCGCCTCGCCGGCCGACTTCGCGCGCCCCTCGGCCAGCGCGGCGACCACGTCATAGCGCTCGGCCGCGTCGCCGATCCGTCCGATGTCGGACAGGTCGCGCAGGCTGACCGCCCGCGGCGCGCCACGCAGCCGCGCCACCTCGTCCGGCCCCAGCCGGCTGCCGGCGGCGATCATGCGGCGGACATGCCGGTCGGACAGGCCGAACTTCTCGGCCGTCGAGGCGGCGAACGATACGACGGACATCGTGTCCGCCGTATTCCACCGCTTGGAAACAAGCGCGGCGCCAGTGGCCGCCTTCGTCTCCGGATGGATCCGCTCGTAGACCGCCTTGCGGGCCGCCAGGAACACCGCGGCGTCGAGCGGGTTCAGCTCGGCCCCCGCCAGGTTGTCGTCGATCTCCATCAGCCGCGCCCAGTCGTCGGTCACGTCGGTCCAGACCTTGGCCTCGATCCGCTCCCAGCCCAGCCGCCGCGCCGCCTCCAGCCGGTGCGCCCCCGCGATCAGTTGCAGCCGGCCGTCCTTGCGCCGCCGCACATGGATCGCATCCTTCAGGACGCCGACCTCGCCGATCGAGGCGATCAGGCTTTCGACCCCCGCCTCGGTCACCGGGCGCAGCCGGCCCGCGGCCTCGACCTCGGCCACGGCGACATCGCGGATCGTCATCAGCGTGGGCGTCTTCATGCCTCGGGTCCCTTGATCAGCGTGTAGTAGAACCGCGGGCCGAACCCGGGCGGGCCCGGCCGGCGCTGGCACAGGATCTCGGCGCCGCAGGCGCGCAATTCCGCGATGCAGGCGCTGACCGCCATCACCCGCGCCCCCCGGACGATCTGCCGCGTGGTGTGCGGCCGTCCGTCCGACAGCAGCGCCAGCACGCGCTGCAGCCGGGGCGAGGCAAGCGTGGCGGCATGCATGTCAGGCCCTCTCGCGCGGGGCGGCCGACCGCCGGCGCGTGCCGTGCACGACGCTGGTGGACAGGCCCATCTGCACCACACAGGGCCGGCACAGCCGCTCGCCGAAACACGACGACAGGAACAGCCACCCGCAGTGCAGGCAGACCCGCTTGCGCAGCCCGGCCCGCGCCGCCAGCCGCGCCGCCAGCGACTCGGCCTGGTCCCGGCGCGCGAACACCGGGCTGGCCGGCACGCCGGCCCCGGTGACCACCAGCCACCCCAGCGGGCGGCGCGCGACCTCGTAGGCGGGCGCGCGCGCAGGCGTCGTCAAGGCCGGCCTCATGACGCGGCCGCCGGAAAGGCAAGCGCCAGGTCCCCGGCATCCTCGAGTGCGCCCAGCTCCGCCACCAGCGCGTCGACCGCGCGGCAATACTGGTCGGTCGCCAGATCCCGGTCGACCTGCGACTTGGCGGTTCGCATCCCCGTGTCGGCCACCCGAGCGAACCGCAGCAGCAGCCGCACCCGCGCCAGACGGCTGTCGGCGCCGACACCCCTCAGGCTCATGCTCATGGCAGGTCCCCCGCAAGCATGGCTGCGCCGAGCATGAGGCACCAGCCGATCCCGAACAGGCTCACCACCGCCAGCAGGTCGCCGGCCATGCTGTCCTCCAGCCGCCGTGCGGCCGTCAGAACCCGGCCCATCACGCGCGCGCCGGGCGCGAGGCGCGGAACGCCAGCACGTCGCTCGCCGGAACCGCGACCGGCGCGCCGGTCTGGGGGTTGCGGACCTCGCGCGCGCTCCGGTGCCGCTTCCGGAACGTGCCGAAGTTGCGGATCGCCACCGGGCGCCCGGCCGCGGTCTCGGCCCGGATCACATCCAGCAGCGCGTCGATCGCGCGGCCAGCCGCGGCATGGCTCAGGCCGGCGTCGGTCGAGACGGCGGCAATCAGGTCGGAACGGGTCATTTTGGTCCTTTCTGAGGGTTCGAGTTCAGCGATCCGGGCGCCGACCGCCCAATTCAGGAGGCGCAGCGCGTCAAGGGTGAGGGGTGAAAGGTCGGCGAAGGGCATCACGCCGCCTCCCGGTCCGACCGCGGCGGGCGCGGAATGTCGCGCGGCCATTCGAGGTCGCGCGGCCAATGGTCGGCAAACCAAGTCACGACACGCGCGGCAGTCGCAGTCCGGCAGTCGCCGCCGGCGATCAGCTTCTTGAAGAAATCGCCCTTACCGAGGGCCCGCATGGAAATCGCGAAATGCGTGACGCCCTGATGGGCGGCGAGCGTCTCTGCGAGGGTGATGAGCGCGGATCTCTGTGTCATGAGCGAACGATAGCCTGTAGCGGCCACAATGGTCAAGCCGCTACAGGCTAGCTATTTGCGATTTAGCCGCTACCGGCTAATATCCGGCGATGGACCCGATTCTCGCGACCATTGACGATGCCTTGCAGCGCAAAAGGCTGACCGATGCGGCCGCCTCCAAGCTCGCTGTCGGCCATCCGTCGTTGATCAAGAACATGCGAATGCCGCGCGAGGGCGACAAGCGATACAATCTTCCTGCGCTTCAGAAATTGGCTGATGTTCTTGGTCTCGAGTTCTACTTCGGCCCCCCGCGCCAGACCGGCCCGGTCGAGACGGTGGTGCTGAACAACGAGGCCTGGGCGGCGGTGCCGCGGCTCGACGTGCGGCTGTCGGCGGGGCCGGGCGCGGTGAACGAGGATGCGCCCGAGATCGACAAGCTCGCGTTCCGCCGCGACTGGCTCGACCGCATGGGCCTGCGCCCCGACCGCGCGGTCCTGGTGCGGGTGCGGGGCGACAGCATGGAACCCGACCTGCACGACGGCGACCTCGCCCTGGTCGACACCGCCCGCACCCTGCCGCGCCCCCGCGGCGTCTACGCCCTGACCGACATCGGCGGCGAGACGCTGGTCAAGCATGTCGACGCCCTGCCCGGCCAGGGCCTGATCCTGCGCTCGGTCAACCCCGACTGGCCGGCGATCCCGCGCCTCGGCGAGGACGCGGCGCGCGTGGTAATCCACGGCCAGGTGGTCTGGTCGGGGCATGTGTGGGAGCGGTGATGCGACAAGCGTTCTTTGCCTTGGCTGCAGCGGCGGCCGTGCTTTCGGGCTGCGACTCCCCGAACGAAGTTGACGCCCGACCATATGAGGTCGAGCTTCGCCTGGACCGGAACTATCAGGCCGTCTATGCCGGTATGCTCGCGACGATGCGGCGGTGTGTCCGGCCCGGAACCGGCTACTTTCTCGGGTCGGGCGCGACGACGCTGGATGCACAACTCTATCCCGATCTTGGATATGGTGAGATCCGGCACGGCATCAGCGGAATCGTTCCGCAAACATACTCACAGGTGCGCATCGCGCGCGATGGCGGCGGCACAAAGGTGCAGATCAAGTCCGGCCGGGGCATCGGCGAACCCGATCCCAGGCACGCCCGCTGGCTGTCCTATTGGGCGCGATCCGGCACGGAATGCCCATCTGTCGGGCGGACCGAGGCGCCGGGGTAAGCACGCTCCAGTCGCTTCGCCCGTGGCGCCAAAGACCGCTGTTCCGTCCGCATTATGTTATGTGATATCATATCGCATCGCAGGAGCAGCCATGCCTGAAACCCCGCCTTCAACGCCGGTTCAACGGTGACCGAACGCCCCGAGATCCCGATCGTGCGGGGCAGCCGGACCACGCATGTCGTGCTCTGGGGCGACGGCGAGGGCGGCGCGGCCGACCTGACCGGCTTTACCGCCGAGGTCCATGCGCAGAACGGCTTCCCGCCCGGCACGCTGGCGATCTCGGTCGCCGATGCCGCCGCCGGCCGGCTGGCGCTGGTGATCGACGACAGCGCCGGCACGCTGCCCCAGGGCCCGAACCTGCGGTTCTGGTTCCGCCTGCTGCCGCCGGGCGGCGGCGACATTGCCGCGGTCGGCCCGATCCATGTGACCGTGACGTGACAGCGGGCGTCGAGATCACGCTTCGCCCGCTCGCGGTCACCATCACGTCGCCCGCCTCGGCGGCCGTCGACCTGACGCCCGCGCCAGCGCCCCGGCTCGCGCTCGCCCACGCCGGCTCCCCGAGCTTGCAGATCCTCGCCCCGCTGCGCGCGCTGCCCGTCGCCGCCGACGCGCCGCAGCTCGTCACCGTCCAGCCCCGCCCCGCCCCGCCGCTCGTCCTTTCCCCGGTCGGCCTGGCGGGACCGCCGGGCGCCCCCGGCCCGGCCGGGCCGGCGGGGTCGCCCGGCCCGACCGGCGAGACTGGTGCCCCCGGTGCTCCCGGACCGGCGGGCCCGATCGGCGCGGCGGCCCCGGCTGGCCCGCCGGGGCCGATGGGTGCGCCGGGGCCGGACGGACAGCCGGGCCCCGATGGCCTGCCGGGGCCGCAGGGGTCCGCCGGTCCGCAAGGGCCGGCCGGCACCGCGGGCGCACCCGGCACCCCCGGTCCGCAAGGGCCGGCGGGACCGGCAGGGCCAGCGGGCGAGCCCGGCCCGGCCGGCGAGCCGGGCGCGAGCGCGCTGCCGCCTGGTGGAACGACGGCCGACGTCCTGGCAAGCGACGGCGCCGGCGGCCTCGCCTGGTCGCGGATATTCCGCCGCTTTGCCGGCGGGCGGCCCGGGGACAGCTACACCGGCGGGTTCCGGATCAATGGGGGGACGCCGGGCGATGAGTGATCGCATCGAGATCAGGGCCGGCACCGCTGCTTTCTGCGCCTCGGTCAACGAGGTTCTGGCGGCTGGAGAACCCTGCTGGGAGACCGACGCAAGGCGCATGAAGATCGGCGACGGCGTGACGCCCTACAACGCCCTGCCCTACTTTGGCGCCCTGTCGCAGGTGACGGGCACGCTGAACTTCCAGTCCATCGCCACGCCCAGCCCGCCCGGATCGGGCCTCGACGTGTTCAGCCGGAACATCGCCGGCCGGCGGTTGCTGTCGATGCTCGGGCCGTCCGGGCTCGACACCAGCCTGCAGCCTGCACTCTACGGGAACCGGGTCTTTCTGCTTTCGACCGGCTCCGGCGCAGTGCTTTCCTTTGTCGGAGGCCCGACTCACAGTGTCGTTGGCACCGCCTCGACGCCCGCCCTCATCGCGTCCGACCTGATCGGCTCGATGGCACACACGCAGATCCAGAGCGCGGCGACGGCCGGGTCGGTGGCGCACCAGCGGGTGGCGCAGACGATGTGCTGGCGCGGCGATCAGCCCGGCCTCGGCGGATGGTTCTACCGTCTCCGCTTTGGCCTGAAGCTTCTGCCGGAAACGAACAAGGGGCTTTTCGGCCTTCACGGCTCTACGGGCGCGATCGCCGGCTCGGTGGTCCCGTCCGCCCTGATCAATTTTGTCGGCGTCGGCTGGGACGAGGGCGAGGACACCTTTCGCGCGTGGACGTCGCGCCTGTCCTCCGGCCACGCCCGCGTCGACACCGGCATCCCGGTCACGCAGGGCTGGCTCTACGAGCTGACGACGTTCTGCGGCCCGTCCGATCCGAACGAGATCGGCTGGCGCCTTGACGTGCTCAACCCTGGCCTCGAGGATCGCGCCGAGGGTACTTTTACCGACGCCGTGAACATGCCGCTTACGACAACTTTCTTGGCGCACCACGCCTGGCTGGGGAACGGCGCGACGGCCGCCGCCTGCCAGCTCGCCTTCTCGCGCCTCTACATCGAGACCGACTTCTGACGCCCCCGGCGAGCGGCCCCGGCGGGCCTGCGAAAAGGCGGTTCCGGCGCAAAATCGGTTGCATGTTCGCGCCTCCAGTCGCGCCCCTTCATCGCGCTTTTTTCCTTTTGTAATCCGTCGCTTGGCCGAACATGCAACCGCGCTCCCGAACTTGCGCGAAAAGTTGCATGTTCCGACGCCCGAAGATGCAACCGCGCGAGCATTTTTCCACGCCGCACCAGAGGCTTGCGTCTTACTGGATTTCTGCACTGGCCTCGCGTTTCGCCGGCGGAACTGCCAAATCGAGCCGTTACTGCAGAATTCCCCGCTGCCGTGCTCGCCCGCCAGACCGCGCCGCAACCCCTTGATACGCCGCGCCTTCCGCCCTCTTCCGCCCTGCCCCGCCCTCTTCCGCCGTCACTGCAGAATTAGGTGTAAACGCTCACCGAGGCGGG